ATAGCTGAGGCCAGACGGTCTGAAATGACGCCCCTGCGTGCCCATGAGCTGAAATGGCTGTCACGCTGTGTCGAAACAAAACTGCCCTGGGTTCGGGATGCTGCACCGTAATACCCGACAGCCACAATATCCGGGTCTTCCGCCGGAGCATTCGTTGGCGTGCTCTGTCCATTCTCATCCGTCAGGAACGGTACAAAGAAAATTTTCTGTGCTTCCTTGCCTTTGTAGCCACCGTATACTGCCTCATATTTATCGGTGCCAGCGTTTTTCCAGTAATACGTGGTATCACCGCAAATCCACGGCACCGTGGTGGCATTTCCACTCACGCACTGCGCAGCAAGCGGAGCCAGGTCAGTTCTGAACTGCTGAACCATGGCCGTGAATAAACTATTATGCTGCTGGCTTCCTGAGGCAAGGTCTGCCTCTCCCTGCATCCAGACCACAGCCAGAAGTTTGTTTTTCGGGTTTTTCGCCAGCGCGACTTTGGTGCGGCTTACCAGGTCCTGATACAGAGGTTTACCGGCCCCCCAGCGTGAAGAATCAGCGGAAGCACCGCTGGCCTCACTGAATGAGCCGTCGGCTCCAGTGGTGAATGCTGACCCGCAACGACAACAGGGCACCAGAAGTATCCCCGCATTCTGTGGGATATAGGGAAGCAGTTTTTTGGCAATATGCAACCCCTGACCGACAGTCCCGTACTGGCCTTTTGCCAGATCAGCTTTCGGGTGGTTTATCCCGCTCATATCCTGAACATCATGCAGGCAGTGGTCTGCCGGAATGATGTCGTTGTATGTACACGACGTACCGTTGGGCGTTACCGTACTGCGGCGTGCCAGTTGCTTAATGCGTGGGTCCGGGCGGTCAAACGAATCCGGTAACGGCAGCCCCTCGCCGTAGGCCATGCCATTTGACTGACCCGCGAGAATGACAACAAAGTAATATTCCGGCTCTGAACTGCTGCCATTCGTGCTACCGGAAGGCCCGGCGTTATCCGGTGCATTCCAGTCGGAGGGCGTGAGCGTTCCGGCCACGTCAGATGTGATTGGAATGATGCCAGTCACGCCTGAACTGGTGATTTCTGCACTGGGATTACCGGATACCGGCATTACCCATAATGGCTCTTTCGTGCTGAAGCGGATCACGCAGTCTGCGAAGGTGATCCCCCCTTTATTACCCGAAGGGCGGAAAGGGCTTTCAATAAATGCCACCGTGCCACCGGCAACCTTGACTGAAAACTCTCCGGGCATGGCGGAGAGCATTTTCCACTTGGAGTCTGACATCGTCTTTTCTGCCTGTTTCTGAATTAAACAGAGTCAGAATAACAACCGCTGATAAATATGTGTTTTGCGGAAATTCAAAAAAAGCATCACGGTACTTTTTGTGACGGAGCCGGTTAGGCAGGAACATAACGACAAAGGATGGACAGGCCAATACGATAACCGCATATTACCGGCTTATAATTGATTTAACGATTCATGACGCTGCGGTCAGCATCTGAAAATATGCGTTATTTCAGAAACCCCTTGCCTGTATATGGCGATATTATTATTCCTGTTTTTATCATTGATTTACATGGTGATGTTTATGCAACTGATTAATGTTAACCGATATTACCCGGAACAAAAACCCTTTGGTAATGATGTACAGTATTTTCAAAGTGAAGATGGTAAGGATTTCTATGAGTCCCTGCCATTATTCACCAAAAAATATAAACTTTGCATAACCCCTGACAGCGGTGTTATCTGCTCAATATCACAGGATGCTTCGGCGCTGTATCCTGCGGGTTTTTCCGTTGTTGAGACAGACGAATTACCTGAAGGTACTGATATTTCAGGTAACTGGAAGTTTGATAATGGTGTCATCTCACAACTCCCGGTTAACTATACCAAAAAAGCGGAAGCACTGCGCCAGTCATATCTTAATCAGGCATATGAAAAGATTAATGACTGGAGAACTGAGTTACAGCTGGGCACGATTAGTGATGAAAACAGAGCTGCGCTTACACGATGGATGAAATACATCAGTCAGGTGAAAAAAATGGAACTACCAGCGATTAAAAACAAAGCTGAATTTGACGCCATTAAATGGCCGGAGAAGCCTGAATAACATAAAGGGTGCTTATCGCACCCTTTTCCTTTAATCAGACGGATGAAACTGTGCGCCAGGCATTACCGATATATATCTGCACCGGACGGTAATAAACGCCTCCGATATTATCGGCTGAACTTTTCCCGGTATCCTGCACGTTAATACCTGAAAGCATACAACCAGAAGGTGCACCATAACTCCAGGACATTTCATTACCTCCGGGTGAATGGTAACTCTGGGCACCAAGCTGAACGTTGCTAACGTATTTGTTATCAGCAGTAGCTTCAGTCATACCGGAGGTAATGTATATGTCCTGCGTCCCGTCAAAAGGAACGCCATTAATATTTCTTGGGGTGGAGAGTTTATTCGCGGCAACGGCGGTGCCGTCCGATGGCAGAGCATTCGCCGCCTTATTCACCGTTTCCCGTAAACCGACGTTATCGATAAAAGCCCCTTTATCCGGAATGTCTGCGCCGTTCTGCTCCCTGCGCAGGTAACGGTTATCACCTTCGCTTTTGCTGTAAACATCCAGATTATTACGGGCGGTTCCCTTATTCTCCAGGTCGGCGAGATTCTGATCCTTCGCCAGGGCATTAACGTCACCGGGACCAAGACTGTTTTTTGTGGCAAGCGTCCCCAGACCAAGATAACCACGGGCCAGACGCTGGGCCTCCGCACCGGCATCAGCAATTTCTTTCAGGTTATTTTTCCGGGAAAAGGCATTCGCAGCGATAATGGCTTTAATGGACAGCGTAAGCTGGTTTAACTGCGCCTTATCCGGCTGAATACTGGCTTCAGCCAGAATATTCAGCAGTTCGGCCTGGAGAATATTCAGCCAGTCCTGACCAATCCAGCTGATACCTTTTTGTCCGTCACCTTCGGTAAACCAGGTGGTGGTATTACTCTGCGCCGGTGCCAGCGCAGGCATATTCGCCACGCCGGAATTATTATCAACATGAAACATTAAATAGTCTCCTCTTCATGGCTGTTTGCATAAACGTAAATAAACGTCTGCCATGCAGGCTTATAACGGTTCAGAATACATTCCAGCGCACTGCCTTCATAAATACGCAGCGGCGTGAGAATATCATCCAGCACATTCATATTCCGGTAGCCGGTTTCACTGTTAATCGTGACAATACTGACCCACTGCGAATCCGGTGAGGGCTGAATGTCAATCTGATAACCAAACTCCGCCGCAAACCGGATATAAAATTCACGGTTCAGCGAGGGCTTCATCCGGTATTTATTGCCGGCATAACGCTGTCGCTCCGTGAGGGTGGCTCCGGCCATATCACACTCGGGAAGCCCGAGATAACGCTCCCAGTCTTCCAGCAGCAGGCGCGACGTGTCAGGGAAACGCTCGGCAAGCAGCTGTTTACCCGTCCAGGATACACGCGCTGTCGAATGACTGAGGCCCAGACATAATGATGCCAGTACGGATGACGGACGCTTGTCCCATGCCAGCCCGTCAGGCAGTAACTGCAACAGGGCGCGCTGATGTGGGGTCAGGGTTACAGCCATGTGATTTCTCCCACCGTCAGCAGCTCACTGTCTCCCGCCTGAACTGACGTCAGCGGACTGCGCACTTCAAAATCCTCCAGATTTTTCCCCCCCGCCACAGCACGCCAGAAAGACGACGGCAGAACCAGACCGCCGGGCCGGGATTCGTTGTATAACAGGTCGGTCAGCGCCTGTTTTACGGCCGCCTGATTCTCCGGTGTTTTCGGGATGATCCTGATGCTGAAGGGCACCGGCTTATTGGTCAGTTTAAACACGGTCACCGTCGGCCCCAGAGGCTGTCCGACAGGCTGGCCGGTCGCCGGATCATCATGACTGCGGATATAATCCGCCACCCGCTGAACATCACCGTCACCGGGGAAAATATCCGGGTTATTATCCTGAACAAACGTTACCCCCACGCTGCCCGCCTGCGGCCATTCCGGGCGGCACCATGCCCGCGTCACACCCGGCACTTCACGCGCCCAGCGTTCAAAATCATACTGCGTGCCGCCGGACGGTGGATTCTGCACCCGGAAAACCAGACGGGAAAGCAGCTCCGGCACGGTTTCCACATCCGCACCACCGGTGATCCCCGTTCCTGTCACCGTGGCCGTCTGGTTGATCCCCGCCTGCGGTGTGATAAATGTCAGTTTTGTCCCTGCCGGGGCATTCCCCGCACGACCGGCACTTTCGGCTTCCACACTGACATTCAGCGTACCGGCCTTACCGGTCAGTGAGGTGGTGATACGGTAAACCACGCCATCACTTCGCTGGAGAAGCACACCTTCCTTGATCCCCGCATCCGTGGTCAGCATCAGCTGAACCGGCCCGTCCCCCCGAGAGGCAGGCTTACGCATGACGCCCCAGAATGCACAGTGTTTCAGCAGTTCGGCTTCATCGGCTTCGGTCGGGATGATCTGACGCGCAATCCAGGCCAGATGCTCATGCTCCTGAGCAGATAACCCTGCCTGAGCGTAAGCAATGGCATTCAGGGTGGTTTCATTCACACCCGGCTGCGAGCCGGGCAGGCGCTGGCTGATATCCTGCTGTGTCTGCGTGATTAACTGTGCCAGCGGTAAAGGCTGATAAGGCATTACTCCCCCTTAAGATCAGCATAAAAAATCATGGGCCTCACTGAACCATCAGGCAGGGTTATGCGCACCGAAAGCGCCAGCCGCGCGTGCCCCACACGTTCTGCATGACAGACCACGGATGACGCCACGCCATCCTGACTGAGCCAGCCCAGCGCCTCATCCGCATAGGCACGGGCACGGCTTATCACCGAGGCCAGCGTTTTTTCCCGGCGGAGAAGCCACAGACGGGAGCCAATGGGACGCGGGCGAAAACTGTCTCCCCACCATCCCCGGCGGTCGCGCGTACCGTCAGGGATTTCATCCGATGCCAGCGCCCGGCGGTCAGTAAACAGCGAAATCAGAACGGCCGTCAGCAGACTGTCATCCGTCAGCAGGTCGGCACCGTTCAGTTGCAGCGAACCGCACCCCTGATCCCATACAATTGCAATATCAGCCATTCTCCGGCGCTCCTGTCTTACTGCCTTTGCCGTTATCCTGATGCACATGGCCGGAATACCGTATCCCGGCAATAACGGCATCCGACATTGTGAACAGTCCCTGAGATTTCCCCGTACCCTCAAGCGCGAAATTACCCTTAACATGCAGGTTCTTATCCACCGTCACATTGCCCGTAAAGGTGGCTTCCGGCGTATCCACCCGCATCCCCTCGTCGGCGTAAATCTCCAGCATTTTGCATGTCACAATAATGCGGCCATCCTTTGTTAACCGTATCCGGTGCCCCTCATGGTGATACACCCCCGTATCTCCGGCTGTGAGTCCGGTCGGGCGGCTGCGCCGGTCTTCCACCACAAGCACCACAGTCTGATCCCGCTGTCCGCCCAGACAGGCAAAAAAGGTTTCCGCACCCGGCAGGGGAACGCTGATCTGCCCGTACTGCTGGGGACGCTCCACATCATCAAAGGTTTCGCCGTCCATGCCGGTGAGCTGCACATTCTGCATTTTCAGTTCGTCATGTGTGCCGGTCAGAACGCCCCGGCCAAACAACAGGCGAATACCGCGCGTTACCGGGGCAATCAGGCGGCTGAACACTTCATCATTCATCAAAGCTGATCCCCTGTTTTTTCATCTGCTGGCGAATAAAGGCATCAACATCGTCACCGGAACCACCCCGGCCCTTACTGTCCGGCTCTGCCGGAACGATAAAGCCGTCACGCGGTGCCAGTACCAGCCGGGTGACTTCCCCGTTATGTTCATCAAGTAAAAACTCTACCTGACAGACCAGCAGTTCAGTCTGTTCTATACCGAAACGCAGGGCTGAAACACCGGTCAGCAGATTGACATCCCATAACCGGCCATCATCCCGGAACCAGCCACGCACGGTGGCAGAAAACCGTTCTGAACGGGCAATCGCACGGCGCATTTCACGCAGGGCACGCTGCCGTGCACCGGTGATGTCTGTCTGTTGATCGGCGAGGATGATTTTCGGCCGGTAGCGGCCGATCTGCTCATCACTGATGACGCCCACAGGTGCTGCCAGACGGGCGGCGGATTCGCTGTCTCCCCGTTTGCCACCACCGCGCCCGTGTCCCCGGACACGGTATTCGCTGTATCGTCCTCGCCAGTCCGTGTTGTAATCGGCATCAAGCAGGTTATCTCCCAGCACCAGTCTGTCCGTCTGCTGGCTTCCTGCCTGGGTGAACACCAGATCGCCGTCAGCATTACTGGTCACCAGCACCCCGCGATGCCGGGCAGCACGGGTCAGCGCATCCGCCACGGTTTCTGAGTTTTCCAGCGTAAAAGAGCTGAAGGGGCGTGCAGCCGTGTCGTCGTTAACCTGCCAGCGCACGGCTATCCCGAAGGGCGCACATAAATCTGCGGCAATCTGTGCCAGCGTCCGGTTGCGCCACTGGCTGCCGGGATGGATGGCGGCACAGTCCACCAGGTCGCCGGTTTTATCCCGACCGCTGATGCTGATCTGATGACGGGTTGCACTGATCCGCTGACTGACCTGATCCAGCCAGCCACTGATGACCGTCTGCCCGTTAATTCTGAGCGTCAGGGACTGACCGGTCCGCAGGGCTGAGGGGATGCGCTCACCGGGCAGCATCAGCCCCAGTTCAAACGACCCGGCCAGATGCTCCAGCGAGCGACGGACGCTGACCGTCAGCCAGCCGGAAAAAATACTGCCGCCGATATACAGTTCAATCCTGCTGCTCACTGATCACCTCCACGCGGCGGCCACCCGGAACAAAAACCGGATCGGGGATATTGTTTCTGCGGACAAAATACTGCCAGCGACTGCTGTTGCCGGTGGCACGGTACAGCGTGACCAGTGCCGGTTCGGTGGTGCGAACCATGACCTGAAAAGCACCGGGAAGATGCACGCTCCGTGTGGTTAAATCTTCTGTCAGCGCAAGCCCTGCATCACGTAATGCAAGGGCAGTCCCGGTATAGCCCTGTGCGGACAGATCCAGCACCTGTTGTTCCATGGCATCGCTCAAATCCCGGTTGATACGCTGCACATCAGCAGAACTTTCCAGCCAGGCCAGTCCGCCCGAACGGTCAGTATCCTGAACGTGCGTCGTATTCTGCCGGATGACCTGATCCAGCAGTTTTCCGAGCGTCTGTGCCTGCGACACCAGGGTTGCACTCTGCATCACGCTCCGCAGCAGACGGATATTTTTCTGTGCCGCAGGCGTCAGGCCAATCAGGCGCTGTGGATCATCCTGTTCGCTGAGGGTGTAACGCAGAGAGGAAAGTGTGCGGTACAGCTGCGGCATGGCCTGCTCTGCTATGCTGTCACGGTTTGTGGTCAGGCTGCCGGACGGCGTTCCGGCTTTTCCGGTCAGAGACAGGGAAGGATCGCCGGGCAGCCCGGTCAGCACGGCAAACATTCCGGCCAGCGATTCAGCCATGCGACGGGGCGCATTAATCAGGGCGGCGGCATTGCCTTTCAGGGCAGTAAAACTGGCCGTAAAGGCACTGATATCCTGCACAATCCCCATCCCCGAAACGGCATTCTCCAGTGCATCAATCTTATCGCTGATGGTGTCGGTCATGGCCTGTACATCATGCAGACCGTCTGAAATCACCGTCCAGCCGTCTGAAAGCGTGTTAAACAGCTGATTCATTGCTGAGCCGCTTTTCTGCTCCAGCGCAGCTGCCGTATCTTCTGCCACCGCAGGGGCGGTATCGTCACTGGCGGGGATCACGTTGATCGTGAACTCAACCGTTCCCTGCTCGCTGGCGTTATAACGGCTTTCAAAGCTGTTTATCAGCACGTTTAACGTGCCGTAATCCGGGTGCATCAGTTCACCGGCACCGGGTGCACGCAGCGCATCACGCAGGCGGCTTCGCTGTGTCTGAAGATCGTCTCCGGTCACCAGAACCGTGAATGTGAACTCCGGGAGTTTTGGCCCCAGATCATCCGCACCGCCGCTTTCACGCAGTGGGTATTCACGGCGCACAATGTTACGTCCGCCCCGTTCCCGCTGCTCCTGATAAACCAGGAACGGTACGCCACGAAAGGAGCCACGCCCCGGCGTGTCAGTAGAGGCCATAGTTCCCTCCGTTCCAGACGTTCACATCCAGGCCATGCTGTGCGGTATCATCCACATCAATACTGCGCGCCCGCCAGCCTTCAGGGGCCACAAGCTCCACCCGTGCGGCGGTTTTCGCGGTGGCCTGTCCGCCGTTTTCGTCACTGCCGCCACGCAGTTTCTGCCAGGCCTGCGTCAGCCAGCCCCCCAGATAATCACCGAGATAGCTGCCCACCGTGGAACCAATGGCAACCCCGACCGGACCAGCTGCCGCCCCCAGCGCGCCACCGGCGATACTTCCGGCAAGGGAACCCACGGCACCGGCTTTATCGGCTGCACTGGCGCTGCTGTCCAGCAGTACAGGAGCCGCCATGGCACCGGCCCACAGGGCACCACCACCCAGCCGACCGGCACCACGGAACAGCCCGGCAAAACGCCCCAGCCCCATGCGGTTTCCGGCCGCCGTTAGCAGACCACCGGCACGGCTCATCATACGACCGAAGAAGCCCTGTTTACCGGCACTCTCCGCCAGTTGCTCACCGGCAGTCACGACGGTCGTGACACCCCGTCCACGTCCGGGGCCGCGTTTTTTACGGCCGCGCACGGTTTTGCCGTCACCGCTGACCACCACATCCCCGCCACCTGAGGCCAGGCCACCCGCAGGCCAGTTGGTGACCAGCACGGGCTGAACGGCAGCCGGATTTACCCCGGTAAGGAAATTCAGGAACCGGCCAGCGCGTCCGGGCTGCGTTCCCGGTACAGTGGTCTGCGGTTTGCGGAAGGGCGACGTCAGCACGGAGGTCATCGCCATGCCATAGCGTAAGGGGGTTGCGCCGAGACGTAATGCCCCCGTCCCCGCAAACCTGAGCACCTTCAGCGCACGGGAGGCGAGATACATATACATCAGGTACTTTGCGGCGGTCTGCGCACCCTGACCAATGCGATCCAGCGCATCGCCATAACCGGCGTCGCGCAGTGCCTGAAGCGTTTCCCTGACTTTCTGAATGACCCGGTAAAAGCCGGTCGCAGCGTCTCTGGCATACTCAAATCCCTGATTCAGGGCTGAGGCCGTCTGTGTGGCCAGCTTATCCTGTAAGCCGCTTTTCTGTGCCGCATCAGCATAATCCAGAAAGCCTTTCAGGCTCTTTTTCAGGCTGTCAAACGGTCCCTTTGCCATCACCTCGCGGGCAAATCCGTCCCAGACATCGCCCATCATGGACGTCATTCCCGTCCAGGAATTCATGGCGTTTTTCTGGGCACCTTTTGCCTGTTCGGCCATCACCTGAAATAACAGGCGAATGCTGTCCGGTCCCAGTTTTCCTTTCTCGCCTTTCTCACGGATGATCTTCTGGTTTACACCCAGCTTATCGGCCAGCAACTGGTAAACGTTAATCCCGTATCCGGTCAGAATATTGGCGTCCGCTGCCTGGATACTCTGGCGGGCAAACATCTGTTTGAGTTGCAGGGACGCACCCTGTGCATCTGACAGTGACCAGCCGTGATAGCCGCCCTGATCCTGAAGCATGGTAATAAAGCGACGGGCTTCCCTGTCACTCATACCGAACCCGCGACTGGAGGCGTATTCCTGCATAACCCCCGCCAGCCCCCAGGTGGTGTCTTTGGCGTTCTGTACTGCCCAGGCTTTCACTGCTTCCGTTTTTGCCGTATCGCCATGATTAATGGCGTTGAGACGCAGAATATAGTTCTCCATCTCTGCGGCCGGGCGGATAAAGGCTTTATTAAACCCGTAGACCGCAGCCCCTCCCGCCAGCATCCCGTAAAGGTTGCTTATCCGCCCGATGGTGCCGGTAATGCTGCCCTGCAGGCGGTCAAAATCTGACGTCACCGTGCGGATACTGCCACGAACACCGGCAAGCGTTCGCTGCATACGGGAGCCGACAAGTTCTGTCTCCTGACCGGCACGACGTGCTGCATTTCCAAGACCACCCAGCCCCGTCCTGCCGGAACGGGAGAATGCCCCCAGCTCCTGTGACCACTGGCGGGATTTGGCAGAAATATTGCCGAGTAAATCGACAATCAGGGAGGCTTTCAGGTTTTTTGCCATGGGTTACTGCTTCGTTCTGAGAATTTTTTCGGTCTGTCGGCAGTGCCGGTAAAGCTGCGATAAGGGGAGGTTAAGCGCCCACTCCGGGCCGCTTTTTGTCACCATCCCCAGCACAATTGCGGCTTCTTCAATCTGATCCCGGCACTGCATCTGGTCGCCCCCGTTCAGCGACCAGCTTTCCGGCCATCGCGGAATCAAGCAGGCTTACTGCCGCCATCAGTCGGGAGAGATCGCGCTCGCTGAGCTGTCCTATCTGACGCGGAGACAATGGCCCCTCAATCTGGCCGACAGCGGCAATCTGACGGCGCAGCAGCGCAATGCCGCGCAGTGCCGGTGAGGCCACAAGAACCGGACCGTTTCGGGTTTCCATAAGACGCTCGGCCTCGCTCTCCGCATCAATGCTGTCTTTTGCCGTCAGTTCGCGGAAGGTGACGCGGTATTCACGGGATTCCCCGAACGGCAGACCGTCGAGCAGATCCACATAGCCGTTCGCCAGCTGTTCAGCCAGCCCGGCGGTGCGGGGATCGCCGTCTTCAAGTGCATCCCGGATAGCCTCCATCACGGCCTCGTCAGAAACCGCCGTTTTTTTCTTACGTGTGCTCATTACATTTTTCCTGATTACTGGACACGGGTACTGGTGGCGCTGGCGAACTTCGCGGAGATATCACCACCACCGTCAAGCGAGGCCGGTTCACTGCTCCAGGCCTTCGTCATCATGTGGACTTCACCGGTATCGGCCACGAACTCAATCGTGACCGCAGTCCAGGTGTTGATTTCATCGGCAGCCGGTGAACCTTCTCCGCCAGCCGGAAATTTACAGTCCAGCGTCGCCTCACGGGGTTTCTCGCGATAGCCGTAAACTTTCGCGCCTTTCACCACTTCACGCTCAAAGCCGGACGGGGAGAACGTGGCCCCCTCAAGGGTGTCGTACTCCTGCCCGTTCACACGGATGGTGGCCGTGCCCTGATACTGTTTTCCGCTCATGCCTTACCTCACAAAATGAAACGGATCTGCGCGGCCATGAAGCGGAACTGGTTAACCAGATCCGGTGTACACATCACATCCAGACGGTTACGGTCTTTTGTGTTGCGCTCCACGAGCAGATTCTTTTTAAAGGTGTCCAGATTTTCGACCAGTCCCAGATCCACCCATTCTTCCCCCAGCGAAATTAACTGAAGTTTCATGATCTCCGGTGTCACGATATTCTGACCGGCACGAACGGGCGTCCCGTCATCAGCCAGTTTATGGCGCGGAAAACGCTGCGTGATAAAGGTGCGCAGGGAATAACGCAGATATGACAGGGTGTAGATGGTTTCCACATCCAGATAGCTGGGATCGATTTCGCCGTATGCATTCTGACGGTACATCGTCACCTGACGTTCAATCTGCACCACATCAGCGGCCGCAACGGTCACCGTGGACATGCCGGTATAAAGCAGGCTGTTTCGCTCTTCCCGCGTCAGACGATCCGGTGCTTCAGGTGCCATACGGGCAGGCAGCGCCAGTGTCTGTAATGGTCGGGCCGGATCCGTTGACAGGGAGGGCGCACAGACCGCACAAATGGAGGCAGCCCAGACATAATCCGGCTCTGGTGCTTTAGGAATAGAAGTGCAGGTAAACAGGAAGTCATTACGGGATTCACCAAAACTGGTTGCCGTACCGAAGGTGCCGGTATGCGCCATCCAGACCATACCGTCCGACATTTTTACCGGTCCCCAGCGTTTCAGCAGTTCATCCGCCAGAATTTTGAGATTTGCCGCATCCTTATAGGGCATGACGATGTAGTTGTACTGACGATTCCCCATCCCTGAGACGCTACGGGTGATATCGGGGTTTGTTGCCTTCTGTGTTGGCGCGACGAGCTCCAGCGTAAGACCGGCCGGTGTAGTTTCACCGTCATAATAGTTCACCCGTAAATCATGAGCTGAGCATTCACCGATAAAGCGGGCGTTAACCCCCATGCTGCCTTTAAGTCCTTCAGCATTATCACCACTGACTTCAGCTGCGATAGCAGTGAATGGCGCATCAGTGTCAGCGTTAATGACCTTAGCCAGCTCTTCCACAAGCTCTTTACCTTTTTTCCCCTTACTGACGGGCAGGAGGTAACGGCGACCGCCGATGTAAACACTTAACACCCCGTCTGCCAATGCTGTTCCAATGATATTCATCACGCATGCCCTGGACTGACCTGTTCCAGCCCCCTGTGCAATGGCATATAACTCTGTGTCAGGGTTAATGGCGATAAATTCCTCTACCATCAGTGCAATCATGGAACCTCGCCCCCAGAGTTCTCTTGCTTGTGAAGCTCGGGTAATACGTACTGGTACATCAAGCTGACCGCGCCCCTGAATGGTAGTGTCTTTCATTGCAGCCTGACCAAACAACAGTACCGCCTGACGCTGTGGTGGAGTGCCGGTCACGGCCATTGAATTATTGATTTCAATCTGTACCAGCGGAATGCGATTGTTATCGCCGATATAATCAAAGTTAATCATCAGGACGTCCCCTTATCTGATGCTGCGGTTTTTTCAGCCACCGCCGCAGTTTTTTCTGCTACCGCTCCCGCTGGTTTTGCCGCCGCGCCGGTATTAGCAGTTGTGGCAGCCGGGGCAGGCTCCGCCGTTTTATCCACCACAATGACGTCGCCATCATTAAGACGGCGGCACCAGAACGGAGTGAAGGGTTTCTCTTCCCCGTCCTGAGAGAGCGGAGTCATCGTGTCGGGATCGCGGATCAGGCATCCCGGCGCGGGTTTGATAAAAATGGTTGTCATCTGTTATTCCTCTGACGGTCCGGCTTTTTCACCGGCGGCGGTTGCACCTGGCAGGCTGATGTGCGCCTTAAATTCCGGTGTGCCTTCCGGTTCGGTGAAGGTTTCGTAATGGCGCAGGAAATCATCCAGCGAGCTGATATCCGTCAGCGGGTCGATCATTTCCTCGCATGAGAAATACAGGGCGTACATCACGGCACCGCTGCCTGCCTGCGTTTCGGTGTAACCGTTGACCGCCTTTTCAAAGTAAAGCGGTGAGGTTTTTTCTGCTCTGAAGCCGTCCAGCAAGGTAATCAGGCGGGCCACAATCTGATAAAGCCCGGGACGGCTGACCTCACGGCCATTGAGCATGTCGCCGATGACGTAGAACACCCAGTGACTGACCAGACGCCCACGGGTACGCCCTTCACCGGCACCCAGCCAGGCAACATAGATAGCCGGGGCGTTAATCAGCATGGTGCGCAGTACGCTGTCGCTCCAGTCGCCGGGATGTGTGTCAACAGACACCAGTTCATTCCCGAAATACTCACGGATACGGGCGATGTACGCCTGCTCGGTTTCCGTAATCATATAAAGCCCTTCTGGTTGCGCCCGAACACCGCCGCATCAGACTGCACCTGCGGTAAATCCCCGGATTCAGGGGCCGCACCGTCTGTATCCACGCCGACCGGCACGTTACCGTTCATGACATCTTTCAGCCAGGCCAGCGCCTCACGGTAACGGTCACGCGCCTGATCGGATGCCCGCTGATCGCACAGGTAATAAAAGGCAATCGTGCAGCAATGCTGAACAAGGACCGCCGGAACCACCGCCAGCGGCAGCGTGTAACGGGAAGACAGATAGCTGTCGATAAGGGCAGACGCGTCCGTCAGTGCCCGGTTCAGCTTGCGCGTGTCCGGTTCATCCGAACGGGGCACGGCCAGTAATGGCCTGAGCAAATCCTCGCGGTAACGTGCCCGCATATCGGTTTCGGTGGCGTAATTCATGCGCGAGCCTTTTTCGCCTGTCTGGCGTTATTGCCGGTCTTTTTCCGGGGAGCATCCTGTACGGTTTCGGCTTCGGCTAAATCTGCACCGGTCTCTGCATGAACCACACCCGCCACGGCTCCCGCATCATCACCAGGCGTCTGTAGTATTCGTACAGTGAGGCATGGCTCCGCTTCCAGTCGGGCAAGCTGCTCCGGGGTGACGTCAACCTGCTGGCGTCCCCGCATGAACAGGAACCCCGCACGACGAAAATGCGTACGACTGCAACGCACTTCTGCCAGTACCGTGACAGGACTGTCACCACTGACCTGAAGGCCTGAATCATCTGTTGCTGCCACAGTGTGATGTTCATTCATATTTGCCCTCCGCAGGGGCCGGGCCGTAAGCCCGGCTCACCGTTTACAGATAATCCGCGACAACCAGCTCCAGCTTGCCCTTCATCTCGTTAGAGACTGTGGCGTTACCGTCTGCGAACAGCTCGCGCTCCAGCAGCTGCACCGCCTGTTTTTCCAGCGAGGTGGGGACAACAATATGGGTGGGTTTGATGCCGAGTTTGCGGCCACCGTCAGCCTTAAAGTCACGCATGGCTGACCAGCCGTGCCACAGCGCATCCAGCGTCAGCGGTGACTGCATCATGTAGGCCATCTGCCAGAAGCCGTAGCCCACATTGCGACGGGCGGAAGCACCGAACACAAACTCGTTATCAGTAAACGCACGGCCTTCATCGACTTTTGTCTGGGCAACCAGTTCGGCTTTGCGGCGATCCTGATAAATCAGCGGTTTTACCGCGCGGGAGCAGTCAAGCAGATACCAGGCCGGGCCGCTGTAATCCGCCTGTGCACCGACAGAGCCGGTTTTTGCCACAAACATATTGCTGACCATCTGTGCATCACCGGAGCCATCCACTTTGGGGTAAACAGGGTGTTCGGTATCAAAGAAGTTCTGGCCGTCATAGCAGGCCGCATTCAGACCATCACGCAGTGCAGCAAAGACCAGTTCATCCGGTTGTGCCGCAGCGGCACGACCCATTTCCTGGAATAACGGGGAGTAGATGCCGAGATTGTCGTCTTCAAAGTCATCGCGGCTAATGGCAACGGTGCCTTCAAAGGTTTTGTTCACGATGGCGTAGCCATAGGCTTTCATCTTCTCGATGACGCGGGAGCCGATCCACTCACGGAACTGCGGGAACTGCCCCAGCCAGCCGTAGGTGTTGGATTTCGAGGTGGACGGCACGGTCATCGCAATTTTCTGGTACTGCGACGGAGCCATGGACATCCCGGCCTGAAAATCAGAACGGTAGCCCGTCATCAGGGCGGTGATCATCGCCGGTGTAATCGGGGTAGGCATTATTGCATTTCCTCTTTCATTTTCAGGAACTCGGCTTCGGTTTTACCCAACAGACGTGCGGCGGCGATATCTTCAGCCGACAGCACAGCGGTGGCGGTCTTTTTATCCGGCACGGTTACGGTGTCGGTCTGAAGAGTGGTCAGAGCCGCAACCGGCTGGCGGGCGTCAAGCTGTGCAGAAAGTGCCGCAACACCAATCTGTTGTCCGAGTCCTTCCATGTATCCGCGTTCGCTTTTGAAAATGCGTCCTTCGGACTCGGCCTTATCCAGCAACTGCTCCAGCGTGGTGCTGCCGTGTTGTGCCGACAGCGCGGCATATTCGGTACGCAGGGCGTTATACGTCTCAACGGGCACATATTTCGTCAGATCAATAGTGCCGCCAGTTGGTGTGCCTTTTGCGGTTTCCAGTTCTGCCGACAGGCTGGCAACCTGCGTTTTCAGGGTGTCGTGCGCATCCGCACGGGTTTTGATCCCGGTAAGGGCAGACAGCGCCGCCGTGCCCAGTTCCGGTGTAAATTCGTCACCGTCAGCCACGGTCAGACCGAGCGCCGTCAGCAACTGGCGTAATTGCTCATTCATGGGGGATTGCTCCTGAGAAGGGGAAACGACATAGAGATCATCAGCACTGAGTGCCGCGACAGGGTTCATACCCGTAATACCCGGATCATTCGTCAGGGAAGCCATGCGCAACAGGTAGGGTTCCCCGGTGTCAGCGAAATAATGCATATATGCAGACAGATAGGCATATTCACGGTCATCAATATGTTTTTGTGCCTGTGGTGTCCATTCAGGTTTAATGAAAATCCCCTGACCCTCACGCCATTCGATGTTTTCCGGCTTAACCCATCCTGCAGCAATAGCCTTGAATCCGTTTTTCTGCGCATTCACGGAGTGATGGTCATAATCAATCAGTAACGGCTGATGCAGGGCGGAAAGCCCGGCTTTCATCCGGTTACAGGCGGATTCGTTAATCAGCCAGCCTTCAGTCGGTTTTTCCGGGCGACCGTCACGGGCCTTTACCCGACCGGCTGGCAGTAACTGACACCATCCGTCGCCGGATGCAGTCAGCGAAGCTGAAAGCACGGCTAAACCGGAGGGGCGATTTGCGTCTTTTGGGTGATTTTCTGTCTTCATACCGGCAGCATAAGCCGGGTATTTTTGGGGCTGGTTTTGCGGGACTTCAGAAAGTGCTGACAGGGGGGGAATGAGAAAGGCGCTTCACGCAGATTTTAAAGCCCGTTAAATACAGGTTAGAAAATCACGACACGCGCCTGAAGGGGGTAAGGTAATACGTTTGCATACCTTAAACCATTACGGCGTTTCTGTGGCCTTTTTAAAGCGTTTTCTGATTTCGTCCATGATCTCCTGTTCTGCCACCTGATCAAAGCCCATATACGGACGTGCGCCAATGGCCGCCGGTCCCGGTGGCATACCAGGCAGGCCACCCCACTGATGAATGGCTGCATAAGGTTCATTTGATCCAATCAGCGCCCAGGTATCGCCATAATCCGTGGTCAGGCGGCGGGCCAGATCGCCGTTCAGCGTCAGGATTTTGCCGGGCGTGTATCCCTTACGGGTACGCCACTCACGGTAAGGATCTGACCAGTCATGCCAGCGTTCACCATCCGGCTCTTTTTCCTGCTCAAACGCCATTTCTGACGATGACAGAAGACTCGCCGCCACACTGCGGGCCAGGTCTTTTCCGCCGCCCACAAACTGAAGCCGGGCAAACACTCGCTGGAGACGCGTAACGTCAACAACGACAGTTGCATCAATGGATGACATATTGCCTCCGCATAAAGGATGAATATAAAATAAACAGGCGGTCAGTGTACGCTTAACTGGTAAAGTCGGTGCCTGCCTCCGGGTGGATCATGTATGCGGGTTCGCCCCCCGCCACTGACCGTTAATCAATTTGTCCTTCCAGCACCTCAAGCATTCCGCCCCGGATATCCGATTTCAGCTTATCCATATTGATAACCCGG